TCAAGGATGTGGGTGGTTTTGTGCTTGGAAAGCTGAAGGGCGGTAGAAGAAAGAAAGCAAATGTATTATTCCGTTCTGGTCTGACATTGGATATGGACTATGCCACAGAGGATATTGCAGAGCAGATAGAGCTGTTTTTTGATTTTAGATGCCTAATCTACTCTACCCATAAACACACACCGGAGAAACCAAGACTTCGCTTAATCATCCCATTGTCAAGAACGGTATCGCCGGATGAATATGCAGCAGTGGCAAGAAAAGTGGCAGAGGATATTGGTATGGAGTTGTTTGATGATACAACCTACGAACCAAGCCGCCTCATGTATTGGCCTTCCACCTCTGCAGATGGAGAATTCTTTTTCCGTGATATTCCGGGAACATTTTTGAATCCGGATTCTGTATTGGAAAGATATGCAGATTGGAGGGATTCTTCTTCATGGCCTGTCAGCAGCAGACAAAAAGCAGTTGTCAGCAGGGAGATGAAGAAACAGGCTGATCCGTTGTCGAAGGAAGGAATCGTAGGTGCATTCTGCCGGACTTATTCGATAGAAGAGGCAATCCGTATATTTCTGCCGGATGTATATCAGGAAAGCATGATGCCGGAGCGATTTGATTATATTCCGGCAGATTCACAGGCAGGTGTGGTGATTTATGAAGGGAAGTTTGCGTATTCCCACCATGCCACTGATCCGGCTTGTGGGAAGCTGCTGAATGCGTTTGACATTGTCCGCATCCATAAGTTTGGGGAGCAGGATGATAAGGCTGAAGAAGGAACGGATGCAGGAAAGCTGCCATCCTTTAAGGCTATGAGTGACTTTGCGGTGTCGGATGAACAGGTAAAGAGGACACTGGCAAAGGAAAGGGAGAAGGCAGCAAGTGAGGAATTCGATACTGATACCGGGGAATGGCAGACCATGCTGGACTTGGATCGTCAGGGAAAAGTAAAAGACACACTTTCCAATATTGCAACGATTATTCGATTCGATGAGAATCTACAACCTATCGTATTTAATCAGCTGAAGAATGCACTGGATGTCATCGGGGAATTGCCGTGGGTACAGGTCAAAAAAGGATGGGGTGATGCAGATATTGCCTGTGCGAAGCTGTACTTTGAAAGGGTGTATGGGATTTGGTCACCTACCAAATTCAAAGATGCTCTGCTTGCAGTAGTGTCTTCCGAAAGACTTTATCATCCGGTCAAGGAGTATTTTTCCACGTTATCCTGGGATGGATGTAGCAGGATTGACAGTCTGCTGATTGACTATATGGGAGCAGAAAACACACCGTATGTCCGTGCAGTTACAAGAAAAACTCTGGTAGCGGCGGTAGCCCGTATTTATGAGCCGGGTATAAAGTTTGATTCCGTGTTGGTTTTAAACGGTCCGCAGGGGTGTGGTAAGTCTACGTTCTTTGCAAAACTGGGAAAAGAGTGGTATTCGGATTCCCTTACGATTTCTGATATGAAGGATGGAAAAACTGCTGCGGAGAAGCTTCAGGGGTATTGGCTTTTGGAATTGGGAGAGCTTGCGGGTATCAAAAAGGTAGATGTGGAAACCGTAAAATCTTTTGTTACCCGGACGGATGATAAATACAGGCAGTCATATGGAACAACGGTAGAGAGTCATCCGAGGGAATGTGTGATTGTGGGAAGTACAAACTCAGAAGGCGGCTTTCTGCGTGATGTTACCGGAAACAGACGCTTTTGGCCTGTGCATGTAACCGGAAAAGGGAAGCATCGTGGATGGGATTTAACTCCTGAGACGGTAGACCAGATTTGGGCAGAAGCGATTTCCATTTATAAAGATGGAGAAGAGTTGTATCTGAAAGGAAAGGAAGCTGCAGAGGCTTATGTGGCACAGCAGGAAGCAATGGAGTCTGATGAAAGAGAAGGCATTGTGGAGGATTACCTGGAGCGATTACTTCCGGCAGACTGGGACACAATGGATTTGTATCAGAGACGTTCTTATCTTGGTGGTGGAGAGTTTGAAGCAGAAGGAAGAACCGGAACGGTAGTCAGAGAGAGATTCTGTTTAATGGAAGTCTGGTGTGAATGCTTTGGGAAGGAGCGTCAGAATTTCCGAAAGACAGATTCTTATGAGTTAGAATCCATTATTCAAAAAATTGGTGGCTGGAAGAAGTATGAAGGGAATTCCTCCGGCAAAATGCGTATCCCCGGTTATGGTGTACAGAGGGTGTTTGTCAGAGTGAAAAAGGAAACCGCAGGAAACAAATGATGGGTTTCCGTGGGGGATTGGTAAGACGGTAGGCAACAGATGTTGGAAACAGCCATGAAGTCAGCAGGCAAAAGGGCTGTGTCGGTGCTGTTTCCAATGTTTCCACTTATATTTAATAAATGAAAATAAGTATAAGAGGACACGGATACACCCGTATATACGCATATGGGAGAATAGATGTTTTTGAAAGTGGAAACAGCAGAGGGAAACGGAGATGAGGTTTTGCGAGAATGTGTAATTGAAAAGGCTCTGGTAAAAGAGGCAAAGAGCAGGGGCGGCATGGCGGTAAAGTTCGTGTCTCCCGGTTTCGATGGGGTGCCTGACCGTCTCGTTCTGCTTCCTGGTGGGAAGTGTGCATTTGTGGAATTAAAGGCACCGGGAAAAAAGCTGCGACCGTTACAGGAAAAACGAAAACATCAGCTGGAAGCCTTGGGGTTTTCCGTATATGTGATAGATGGATTGGAACAGATCGGAGGTGTGCTGCATGGAATTCAGACCACATAAATATCAGGAATATGCCAGGGAGTTTATTATCGGGCATCCGGTATGTGCTTTGATTTTGGATATGGGACTTGGAAAGACAGTTATTACCCTTACTGCTTTGTGGGAACTGGCACTTGATTACTTTGAGGTAGGAAAGGTTCTGGTCATTGCACCATTCCGTGTGGCACGGGATACTTGGAAGGAAGAACTGGAAAAATGGGATCACTTGAAAGGACTGTCGGTGTCAGTGGTAGTCGGTTCTGAAAAAGAACGATTGGATGCTTTGGAAAAAAAGGCAAGCGTGTATGTAATCAACCGTGAAAATGTGGTGTGGCTTTGTGAGAAGCATCACTGGGATTTTGACATGATTGTGATTGATGAATTATCTTCTTTCAAATCTTATCAGGCGAAAAGGTTCAAAGCACTAAGACGATACCGGCCGAAGGCAATTCGTGTGGTTGGTCTGACCGGAACACCGGGAAATCTTATGGATTTATGGGCTGAGATTGGAATTCTTGATATGGGGCAGAGGCTTGGAAGATATATTGGAGCTTATCGTGACAGGTTCTTTCTGCCGGATAAGCGAAACAGGAATATCATTTATTCCTATAAACCGAGGGATGGTGCGGAAGAAGCAATCTACAATTTGATTTCTGATATCTGCATTTCCATGAAGGCCGAGGATTACCTTTCTATGCCGGAGTGCCTTTATCATCGGGTGGAGGTTCGGATGGATGAAAAAGAAGAGAAGCTGTACCGTCAGATGGAAAAGGATATGCTTCTGCCATTTGAAGATGGGGACGTGGATGCGGTCAATGCAGCTGCTCTTTCCGGGAAATTACTGCAGATGGCAAATGGAGCAGTCTATGATGAGAACCACAAAGTCCGCCATATCCACGATAAGAAACTGGATGCTTTGGAGGATTTAATCGAGGCAGCGAATGGAAAGCCTGTGTTAGTGGCTTACTGGTATCAGCATGATTTGGATAGAATTGTTGAACGGTTTAAAGCTGTTCCATTAAAAGCAGCAGGTGACATCCGCAAATGGAAAGAAGGAAAAATCCCGGTGGCAGCAATCCATCCGGCATCGGCAGGACATGGTCTGAACATACAGGACGGAGGCCACATTCTGATTTGGTTCGGACTTACCTGGTCTTTGGAACTGTATATGCAGTGCAATGCCAGACTGTGGAGACAGGGACAGAGGGAAACAGTAATGATTTACCATATCATCAACAAAGGAACATTGGACGAAGATGCCATGCGGTCATTGGAACAGAAGGACTGTGGGCAGTCGGCTATCATAGATGCAGTAAAGGCAAGGATTGGAGGTGTGAACGGTGCGAGCAGAAAGGATGATTAAGGAATATCCGAATTTGAAAAGGGAACTATCGGTGTTGGAATTTCAGTTAAGCCGATGTGAGGGAATTGATTATGACACCGTCATATCTTCCCTTACTTTCTCTAAGCCGGAAGGGGAAAGAGTACAGACAAGCGGTGTTTCGGATGTGACTGCAAGAGCAGCACTTGCATACCGTAAGGTGGCAGACAGGATGAGTGATGAATGGTTATCTTATCTTGCCGGACAGTACGGACAGATAAAAGAGGAACTGGATTTTTTTGAACATGCTGTACGTGGACTTTCCGGGAAATTACCGGAAATTGTATGGGATATGGCTGTGGAGCGTTTCACTTGGGAAGAACTGATGATGAAATATCATATCAGCCATACAATGGTGGCGAAATACCGGAAGAAAGCTATAAAGGAATTGGATGCGCTGTATGAGGAGAGGGACAGGCAGACGGAAAGTTTTATTTTGAGGTGAGGCAGTGAGACGAGGCGAGGTTTATTTTGTGGATTTTGGAAAAGACAAAACGACACATAAACAGTGTGGCATTCGGCCGGCAGTGATTGTGAGTAATAACCGGGGAAATGGTCATGGACCAACAGTAACGGTTGTTCCGCTTACAGGCAACATACATAAGAGACCTGAAATGCCAACCCATGTGCAGATACCGCTTTCAAGCTGTATTGGACTGAAAAGACCGAGCATGGCATTGGCTGAACAGGTCGATACTGTAGATAAGATAAAAGTAAAAGATAAAATCGGGGAAATACATGATAATCTTCTGATGGAGCAGATCACGGTTGCCCTTCAGATACAGATAGGGGTTTTTGAAGAATATAACTGATACCGGGTGGGATTGTGTGTCCCACCCTTAAATTATGCAACAGTTCGTTTCGTTAATCTTCATCTTTCATTTCTGGAATATGGCAGGAGCCAAGAAGCAGTTCTTTGCAGTCTGAAAAGCCGAGCATATAGGCAAGTTCTCCATAGCGTACCCAATTGGCACTGCGTTCATTGACATACTGGTCGATTAAACGCATCGTTTCTTCCGGCAGATTAAGAGATGCCAGTTTGGCAGCATATTCATCTGCTTTTTCTTTTGTCTGCATAAACGAAGTATCCTCTTTTGTAATCTTGTGCAATGCTTCTCCCATTCGGGTATCCATCAGTTGATAAAGTACGGATTTGTTATCCATGTAATCGCTCCTTTCACCATGAGGTCATATTAACTCTGAATTGGTAAGTTATCAACCATAAAGATAGCATTACCGAATATTTAAAAGTTACCCCCTTTTGCTGCTTTGGTGGTGTACTAAAGGTGTACTAAGTGTGTACCGTCCGGTGTACTGACATGGAGTATTTTTCGTGGTATATTGTAGGCGTGAAAGATTAGAGGTGGACTGAATCCTGTGTGGTTTGGTCTTTTTTTCTGTCTTTTACATTGGTATGGGTACGGGCTTTATCCTTTCACCGTACCCGGTACATAAGAAAGGAGCGTGGTGCTATGCCGAGGAAACCAAAGAAACCATGTAAGCATCCCGGCTGTCCGAAGCTGGTGGAGGGAATGTACTGTGAAGAACACGCTTTGCTGCATGGGCAGGAGCGAGGGGATTCAGCAGTGCGAGGGTATGACAGCAAGTGGAGAAAGGCAAGAGAAAGGTTTCTTAAATGCCATCCTCTTTGTGTTCAGTGTCAGAGGGAAGGAAGGCTTGTAAAAGCGACTGTGGTTGACCACATCAAACCGCATCGGGGTAATCCGATTTTGTTTTGGGATGAAAGGAACTGGCAGCCGCTTTGCAAGCACCACCATGATGTGAAGACAATGACCGAGGACAGGTATCAGGAATATAAATATTGATTGTGTATCATACACAAGGGTGGGGGTATTAAATCTCCACAATCCTGTGCAGGATTGACCGCCGCCCCCTCAAACGTGAATTTTCGCAGAATTAAGCAGGGGGGATAGTCTGGTGGTGTGATATTTTTCGCAGAATGTGTTTAAATGCAAGGGGAATCCGTCAGAGAGTTTCGATAAAAAGTATAGAAAAACCGTGTTTTTAATGGGTAAAAAGGCGCAAAAAGAGGTGCTTTTTTACCCATTTTTTATGCCCGTTTGAATGGAAGGATGTGAAAGGATATGACGGAGCAGCAGGCAAAGCAGATAAGGGAAATGAGGGAGCAGGGGATTGGTTACCGTTCCATTGCTCTTACAGTAGGGCTGTCCCGTGATATTGTGAGGAACTTCTGTAAAAGCAGAGGGCTTTCCGGTTATGGTTCGGCACTGACAAAAAACATACAGGAACAGGTCATGCTTGGGAAAGCGTGTCTGTACTGCGGTAAGGAAATGAAACAGCTGGATACCGGAAGACCAAAGAAGTTCTGCTCAGATAAATGCAGACGGGAATGGTGGAAAGGACACCCGGAACGAATCAACAGAAAAGAAAGTGCCATGTACCCTGCGGTGTGTGTGCGTTGCGGTAAAGAGTTCTTAAGCTACGGTAACAGGAAAAGGAAGTATTGCAGTCATGACTGCTACATTAAAGCAAGATTTTGGGAGGTAGAAGATGAAGACAGCGAAGCTATCAGTTCTGCCGATTAAGGACTTAAATCCGGCAGAGTACAATCCCCGTAAAAGATTAAAGCCGGGGGACAAGGAGTATGAAAAGATTAAGCATTCTATTGAAGAATTTGGATTTGCTGACCCTGTAGTGGTTAATTCCGATATGACAATTATCGGAGGTCACCAGAGGGTAACAGTAGCAGCTGCACTTGGTTATACGGAAGTACCGTGTGCGATTGTGGAAGTCAGCAAAACTCAGGAAAAGGCACTCAACATTGCGTTGAATAAGATTTCAGGCGAATGGAATCAGGAACTGTTGGCAGATTTGATTCAGGACTTGCAGGACTCGGATTTTGATGTCGGGTTTACAGGATTTGAACCGCCGGAGATTGAACAGCTTTTTTCAAAGGTACATGACAAA